ACCGGTGTGATCATCATTGTCGGCAGGACGCTCGACACGATCAACGGCAACCTGTTCAGCCTGCTCACGAACCCGGAGATCTTCGGCCCCCTGGTGAAGCACGTGAAGTACACGCCGGGCGCGAAGACCGCGACCATCCTCGGTCGCACCGTGCACCTGTACGGCGCCAACGACGCGAGCAGCGAGACGAAGATCCGCGGCCTCACCGTCAGCCTCGCCTACGTCGACGAGGCGACCATCATCCCCGAGGCGTTCTGGGACATGCTCGTCACCCGTCTCAGCGTCGACGGCGCCCGACTCCTCGCGACCACGAACCCCGGCTCGAAGTCGCACTGGCTGCGGAAGCAGTGGATCCTCAAGGCCCGCAAGAAGTCGCTCATCCACTTCGCGTTCACCATGGACGACAACCCCTCGCTGAGCGACCGGTTCAAAGCCGAAATGAAGGCCTCGTATGCCGGCGTCTTCTACCAACGCTTCATCCGCGGCGAATGGACCAACGCCGAGGGCGCCGTCTACCCCATGTGGGACGAGCAGAAGCACCTCATCCGTCACGCCGACCTCCCTCCCATCGCACGCACGCTGGCTGTGGGCATGGACTACGGCACCACCAACGCCACCGTGGCGCTGATCCTCGGCATCACAGACGAAGAACAGCCGCGGCTCGTGTTCATCGACGAGTGGCACTACGCCAGTTCGGAGCACCACGGCGAGACCCTGCCCGACATCGAACTCAGCCGCCGCTTCCGTGAGTGGCTGCGCACACAGCACGGCACCGATGACGTCTACGTGCCGGCCCCCGAGTTCGTGTTCCTCGACCCCTCCGCCGCGTCCATGCGCTCCCAGCTCCACAACGACCACGTCACGTCGTGGGCCGCCGACAACGCCGTGCTCGACGGCATCCAGACCCTCGGCTCACTCCTCGCGCAGGGCAAGCTCCTGGTCACCGACCGCTGCAGCACCTTCCTCGCCGAAGTCACCGAGTACGAGTGGGACTCGAAGGCAGCCGAGGACGGCAAGGACGAAGTCGTCAAGCGCGACGACCACGCCATGGACGCCGGCCGCTACGCGGTGCAGTCGACCGTCGGGCAGTGGCACTACGAGATTTACGGCCTCCCTGTCTAGCCGTGCGTGCTGTTGAATCCCGCCGATGCGCTCGGATTATCTCGCGGATCTCGCGCTCATCCAACTTCGCAAGCACACGTCGGCGCCGAGAATGCGCCCGCGATTTGACAGAAAGCATCAAGCCGCCGACAGCCAGGAGAGTGCTGCCAAACGCAAACCACAATGAGTTGCTCGAAATATACGACTGCGCTCCAAAGAGTTGGTACCCACGAATCGCGTCAAAGAGCATCACTACTGTCCCGATCGCACCAGCGAAGTAGAGGCAGAAGCCCAAGATGAACCAGTACAGACTGGTACCTCCTCGTTCCCGCCGGACTACATCGCGGGAAACCCAGTCGATTGCCTCCAGAATGTTGGACCGCGCGATCGAGGGATCAGGCAGCCCTTCGAGAGTCGCCACGAGCGACTCCAGCTTTCTGCTTGGGCCAGCCCCAGCTCGCCACGCCAGAAAGAACGGCAGCGCAGCGGCTACTACGCCCACAAAGGTAAGTATCAGACCAGCATCCATAGCTCTTGACCATACCGGGAGGTAACCACCATGCCGATGCCTGCCGCGAACACCCCCTGGCCCCCGCCCGCCTGGGCTGACGCCTACGCCCAGTACGCGGAGAACGACGCCTGGCTCACCGGCGACACCCGGGCCCTCGCGTCTATCTACGGGGCTCAGGGCGGCGGAGCGACGCACACCCGCCACGGGCAGGCCCGCCGCGGTGGCCTCGCCGGCGCCATGTCGACCATGATCTGGGGGCGCCCCGTCCCCGCCGGCCAGCAGCGCACCCGCCTCCACGTGCCCATCCCCGCGGACCTCGCGACCCTCGCGTCCGACCTGCAGTACTCGGATCCGCCCGAGACGAGTTTCGCCGGAGACGAGCAGCACGATGAGAAGGCGCTCGCTCGCCTCGACGGCCTCATGAACAGCGACGAGGCTCACGCGATGTTCAACTCGCAGGGAGAGATCAAGTCAGCGCTCGGCGCGACCGTGATCATCCCCCGCTGGGACACCGAAGTCGAGGATCACGTGTGGCTCGACTACGCGGCAGCCGACGCCGCCGTGCCCGTGTTCCGTCAGCGCCGCCTCGTCGAGGTGACGCTCTGGTCCGAGTACCTCGATGGGCACGTGTACTGGCGGCACCTCGAGCACCACGCCCCCGGCTACATCGAGCACGCCCTCTACCGCGGCACCCAGACGAACCTCGGCCAGCGCGTCCCGCTGCAGGAGCGACCCGAGACCGAGGCCTACGCCGCGCTGGTCGACGGTGAGAGCAGGATCCTTACCGGCATCGACCGCCTCACCGCCGGCTACCTCCCGAACGCTCCCGCCTGGTCCTGGCGGAAGCAGGGCGTGCTCGCCGACGCGGGCCGCTCCGACTTCAACCAGTGCATCCCGCTGTTCGGCGCCATGGACGAGGCGTTTTCCTCGTGGATGCGAGACCTCAAGCTCGGCGCCGGCCGCCTCATCGTCCCCGAGGCCTACCTCCGTAGCCTCGGGCCTGGCGCTGGCGCAGCGTTCGACACCTACCAGGAACTATTCCTCGGACTCAACACTCCGGGCAAGGCGGGCGACGGCATGGACCTCACCCCGCAGCAGTTCCAGATCCGGGTCGAGGAGCACGAGCAGACGATGCGCGGCATCATGCGCGAGATCCTCCGCAAGGCCGGATACTCACCGTCGTCGTGGGGCGACCCGGACCAGAAGGGCGGGCAGGCGACGGCGACGGAGATCGAGCAGCGCACCGAGCAGACCGAGCGCACCCGGGCGAAGAAGAACCTCTACGATCGGCGCGTGCTCTCCCGCATGGGGAGCGTTGCGCTCGAGCTCGACGGGCTGCTCTTCCCCGGGAAGGGCGGCGGACGGTACGACCTCAACGTGCAGTTTCCCGACCTGTCTCGCACCGATCCGAAGGCCGAGGCGGAGACGATCGGCATCCTCAAGCTGGCTGATGCGATCTCGCAGTGGCAGGCCGTGAAGCGCGTGAACCCCGAGTGGGACGACGACCAGGTGCAGGCCGAGGTCGACCAGATCCTCAAGGAGAAGGGCGCGCAGCAGCCGCCCGACCCGGTCACGTTCGGCCGCGTCGACGACGAACCCGAAGACGACGAGCAGTAGCGCGAGGGGGTCGCCATGGCAGAGCAGTGGCCCGGCGACTCCCCCGCCGCGTGGATCGACGACATCGGCCACGCCATCGCGGAACGCTACCGGCGCATCGAGGACGCCCTGCGGGAGACGCTCGAGCGGCTCGCTGACCAGCACCTCGACGCGCCGGACGACATGCTCGCCCGTTATCGCGCGATCCAGCACCTGCGAGAGCAGGCCGAACGGCTCGTGCGCACCGTCGATCCGGACGAGCTCGCGCGCTGGGCGACCGCTGAGGCGGCGATGGGCGCGTCGGCGGAGATCTCCCGCGTCCTGCTCGACTTCCCCGCCTACGCCCCGTCGAGCGTCTCCGCGCTAACCGCGGGCGGCGCCTACGCAGTGGCCGCCGTCGAACTCGACCTTCGCGACGCGCTCCGCGCCCTGAACGCACGGATCCTGCGCGCCCCGGCCGACGCCTACCAGGCGATGACGTCGAAGCACATCGGCGCCTTGTTCGCGGGCATGACGACGTCGCAGGCGCTGCACCGTCGCATCCTCGACGAGTACCTCGCCGACGGCGTCACCGGCTTCGTCGACAAGGGCGGGCGCCGGTGGACGATCGGCGCCTACTCGGAGATGGCTACGAGGAGCGCCGCGGCGCGCGCCTGGCGCGACCAGAGCGTTGCGTCCATGTCGGCGGCCGGTATCACGACGTTCACGCCCGTGATCGGATCCTCGGCATGCTCGAAGTGTGGGGCTTGGCAGGGCAAGGTCGTCACCGACGGCGGCCCCGTCGGCGACATCATCGTGCCGCACGCCATCACCGCGGCGCCCACCCCGCTGCACGTCGACGGGACGCTCGCCGAGATGCGTGCCGCCGGGTGGGGACACCCGAACTGCCGGTGCACCCTCATCCCGGGCTTGCCGGGAGGAACGGACACGAACAGGCTCACCACGCACGACCCGCAGAGGCAGGCCGAACGGGAGAAGCTGCGCGAGCTGGAGCGCGACGTGCGCGCCGCGAAGCGAGACGGGGACCCCGACGAGATCGGTGCAGCGCAGGCCGCGCTCCGCAAGCATGTGCAGGAGACGGGCATCATCCGGCGCTCCTACCGAGAGCAGCTCGACTTCGCCGACGGCGGCACGAGCAACCCGCGCGGCCGGCAGACGCCCACCCCGCCACTCATTCCCCGCGAGGAACAGACGTGGGCACAGCGGCAACGCCGCCTCGGTTTCCAGACCGGCCCCCGCTGGGATCTCGAACCGCACGAGGTGCTCTTCTACGAGCGCTTCACAGACGCCGGCCACCAAGTGCGGCTCATCCCGAAGAGCACGAACCGGAAACCGACGAACGACTTTCGGTGGCTCTCGCATGACGGCATCGAGGTCGAAGTGAAGCGGCCCGCGAACCCGAGCTACGCGTCAAGCAAGCAGCTCGTGCAACGAGCAGTCGAGAGAGCCCGGAAGAACCACGGCTTCACCAAGGACCGGTTCATCCTCGACTTCGGCGAGCACGTCCTCGACGAACTCGTGCGGACGCAACTAGGCGAGTACAACTCGCGGAACCCGTTGAACCAGATCCGCGAGCTGTGGGTGTGGTCCCGCGGCGCACTCGTTCCGATCGCGCTCGACGCAAAGAAGTAGGGCCCTAGCCCGGCCGTTTGATTGTCCGGGGAGGCCCTACACCCACCAGTGTACGCCGATCCGCGGCGTTCCACCATGCCCGCACGCGGGCCAAACCCTGCCTGAGGAGGCACGACCCATGAACACCACTTTTCGACACCAGGGCGACCCCGTGCAGTGCGGATGGTCGATCGGCCGAGCACCGCTCGCGCTCCGCGGCATCCGCTTCATCGAGGGTGAGGGCAGCGCCCCGCCCGCGGCACCCCCGGCCGGCGGCGGCCAGGCACCCGCGGGGCAGGCGCCCGCCGCTCCCCCTGCGTCGCCGGCCGCCGTCGCCGCGATGCTCGCGCACCTCGGCAAGGCGAACCCGCCCGCACCGCAGGCACCAGCACAGCCGGCAGCACCGCAGCAGATCCAGGGCTTCACGCCCGAGCAGGTGCAGAAGCTCATGGCCGACAACGCTGCAGCCCAGAAGGCCCTCGATGACGCCCAGACTGCCGCCCAGCAGGCGCAGAAGGAGCGGGACGAGTTCCAGGCCCAGCTCTCGCAGTTCCAGCGCGAGAAGGCTGTCACGACTGCCGCTGATGGGAAGGCGAACGCCGCCCTGCTTCTCGACAGCGCGAAGTTCCAGGCCGCAGTCAAGGACGTCGACCTCGCCGACACCGCGAAGCTCGGTGCCGCGATCGAGCAGTTCGTGAAGGACCACCCCGCCTACGCGGTCGCGCCGACGCCGCCGCTCCCCCACACGTCCGGCGGGACCCCCGCCGGTGGAACGACCACCAAGCCCACCACGCTGCAGGGCGCCGTCTCGGCCGCCCTCAGCAGCTAACCGAAAGGAGTAGCCCATGCCCGTATCCCTGGCAGAGGCCAAGAACAACGCCCAGGAAGACCTGGACGTCGCCGTGATCGACGAGTTCCGCAAGGAGTCCGTCATCCTCGACACCCTCACCTTCGACGACGCCGTGAACCCGGCCGGCGGGGGCGCAACCCTCGACTACGGGTACCGTCGCCTGAAGACCCAGCCCACCGCCGCGTTCCGTGCACTCAACACGGAGTACACCCGGCACGAGGTCACCACGGAGAAGAAGACCGTGACGCTCGCGCCCCTCGGCGGGTCGTTCCAGGTCGACCGCGTCATCGCGAAGGTCGGGCCCGCAGCATCGTCTGCGGTCACCCTGAACCTCTCGCAGAAGATCAAGGCAACCGTGACCAAGTTCCAGGACGAGGTCATCAACGGCGACACCGCAACCGACGCGAACGGGTTCGACGGCCTCGACAAGGCCCTCACCGGCACCTCCACCGAGATGTCGGCGTCCGCGGACTGGACCGACTTCGACGCGGACGAACGGTCCGCGTTCAAGGCTCTGGATCTGCTCGACGAGTTCCTCGCACTGCTCGACGGCACCCCGACCGTCATCCTCGGCAACGCGAAGGGCCTCGCGAAGGTCCGCGCGATCGCTCGCCGCTCCGGCATGTACGTACGCGACCCGTTCGATGACCTCATCGGCGCGAACGGCCGCCCTATCACCCGCGAGTCGTACGGCGGGATCTTCTTCGCCGACCCCGGCGCGAAGGCCGGCACCAACACGCCGATCATCCCGATCGAGGCGGACGGCACGACGTCGATCTACGCCTACCGGGTGGCCCTCGACGGCTTCCACGGCGTGTCCACCGCGGGCGGTCAGCTCGTCGAAACCTGGCTGCCCGACTTCACCACCGCGGGCGCGGTGAAGACCGGTGAGGTCGAGCTCGGCCCCGTCGGCGTCGCGCTCAAGTCGACGAAGGCCGCGGCAGTCCTGCGCGGCGTCAAGGTGCAGGGCGCCTAACCATCCCCACCGTGTGGGCCGCAGCACCAGCGCGCGGCCCACACGGCCACTTCCACCCTGAGGAGGGACACACCATGGCACCCAAGATTCACACGCCCGTGAAGGGCTTCACCGGTGAGGTCGCCGGTGTGCACTTCGCCGACGGCGTCGGCGAGACCGACGACAAGAACTCGCTCGCCTATTTCAATCGCCACGGCTACAAGATCGAAGCCGGCGACGAGGGCAAGGAGCTGACGCCGAAGCAGAAGCTGCAGGCGGAAGCGAAGTCACTCGGGCTCTCGGATGAGGGCACGAAGGACGAGCTGGACGCTCGCATCGCGGAGCACAAGGCGAAGGCTGCGCAGAAGCCCGCCGAGGATCCGCCCGCCGGCGACGAGGGCAAGGAGCAGGGCTGATGCCCCGCTACCGTGACCCGCGCGCACCGTCCGGCCGCGTGGTCTTCGGCGGCGTGCCGTTCGTCGACGGCGTGACGGCCGACATCGAGCCCGGTGACGGCACCCGCGAGCTGTTCGGGTCGGCTGGGATCACTGAGGTCGCGGCCGACACCGTCGAGTCCACGCCTGACGCTGAGAGCGCTCCGTCGCCCGACGAGCCCGACACCGCCAAGCCCGCGCCCCGGCGCCGCAAGTAGAGGAGCAGAGATGAGCCGCACCTACGCCACCAGCGACGAGTACGCGACCTGGCTCGGCGAGGCCTCCCCGCCTGCGGGTGCGGCTCGTCTCCTCCGTGACGCATCCCTCGAGGTCGACGAGATGCTCCTCACTGCGGTGTACCGCGTCGACCACGACGACATGCCCGTCGACCCCAAGGTGCGTGAGGCGCTGAGGGACGCGACGTGCGCGCAGGCCGAGCACCGTGCGGAGTACGGCGACGAGGTCGAGGTGATGGCTCCGGCGGAGTCGATCTCGCTCGGCCCGCTGAGCCTCGGCGGCGGGCGCAGCGGCGTCAGCAGCGCTCAGAGCGTCCCGCAGCATTCTCCGAAAGCGATCCGGGCGCTGCGCGTCGCGGGCCTCATCCCGGGGGCGGTGCTCGATGGGTAGGCCGCTCTCCCCGCGGCGCCTCGAGCGCGCTCTCGCGCGGCTGCTCTGCCACCGAGGTCTCGTCACGATCGAGCCGTACGCGGGCGGTGCGGCGAACCGCCGCATCTACGGTCCTGCCGTCAGCGTGAAGCGCGCCCTGATCGCCGACGCTGCGCGCCTCACTGGTGACCAGTACGACAAGGAGACCACCGTCAACGCGACGGTGTACTTCGAGCGGTCGGCCGTCGCCGAGGTCCCGTCCCCGGAGTCGCGGGTGACGATCTGGGCCGGCACCCCGGACGAGCGCACTGCGCACGTTGAGGTGTGCGGCCGATACCAGCATCCCGAGCTCACTGATCTGCTGGAGGTGAAGCTGCGATGAGCGGAGTCAGTACAGAGTGGAACGGCGACATCGTCTCCGCGATGATCAACGCCAACGCCGCCGAAGCCCTGAACCATGCTGCCGAGCTGCTGCGCGGTGACTCGGTGCCGCTCGCGCCGATCGACCGCGGCCCGCTGCGTGGCTCCGCACAGGTCACCCAGGCGACCGAGGGGAACCTCACCGCCTACGTCTCCTACGACACCCCGTACGCCGCCCGCCAGCACGAAGAGCTCGACTGGCGCCACGACGAGGGGCAGGCGAAGTACCTCGAGGGGCCGCTCACGGAGAACGAGGCGAAGTACCAGCAGGCGATCGCATCCCGGCTCGGAGAGGGGCTGTCGTGAACGCGTACGTGCCGCGCGGGTACACGGGCCGCCTGATGGTCGGCATCGCCGAACGCATCCACGCCGCCGGCCTCGCGGTCTACAACCCCAACCACGACACGGAACCATACCCGGACGGCGTGCGAGGCATCTACTTCGACCACTCCCCCAGCGGGCGCGGCGCCGAGACGATCGCGACGTGCGTCATTACCCCCTACCTGCCGCAGGCGGGAGACCTCAACGTCGAGCACACCCGAGTGCAGATCCGCGCCCGGCATCCGGGTCTCGGCGCGCTCGAGGTGCGCGACTGGCTCGACGAGATGCGCGCCATCTTCCCTGACAAGACCCGGCTCACGATCGGCGGCATCGACTTCGACCGCGTCCGGCAAACCGGCTCTACCTCGTGGGGCGAACCGTCGTCGACGGAGTCGCTCGAGACGACGCAGAACTTCACGTTCCGCGGCAACCGCTACGACTGAGCACTCACCCAAGACCCTGAGCCCCTGGCAGCCGCTGGGGGCTTTTTCGTACCCAGAACGGAGGCATCATGCCCTACACCCCGCCCGCCCCCACCCAGGGCCTCAACGGCCAGTCCTACGAGTACCACTGTGACGTCGCCGCGCCGCCCGTGTCGCCCGCTGAGCCGACCTGGCTCACCGCCCCGGACATCACTGGCCTGCAGCCCAACCCTTCCCCGAAGACTGCCGACGGCACGACCTACGCGAACCGCGGCCAGGACGACACCTCGACGATCGGTGAGACCTTCACCGTCACCTTCGACGCGAAGGCCGTGAAGAACTCCGCCGGCGAGGTGCAGCCGTTCATCTCGCTCCTAATCGCCGCGGCGCAGTCGCACCTCAAGGGCGGCGACCCCACCAAGAAGGTCGTGAAGGTCCGCGTCTACCACGAGTGGATCGAAGAGCTCTCGTGGGAGTTCACCGCAGAGGTGTCTTTCCAGCGGAAGAACACCGGCAACGCCGACATCGAGTTCTTCACGTTCACGCTCACCTCGAAGGGCGACCGCGAGGTCGTCCCGAACCCGGCCCTCGCCGACGACACCAACGGCGGCGGCTAACACCCTGCCGCCATCTACTCCTCGGGGGCGCGCCTGGTCGTGCCGCGCCCCCGAGGTACCCCCTCCTCGCGCGACCCAGAAACTTTCAAGGAGCACGACCATGCCCATCACCGCCCGCGAGCTCAACGGCAACCTCGTCATCGACTTCGGCGACGGCACCGACTACACCGTGTACCCCGTCCCCGGTTCCGTCGGAATCGAGATCCAGACGCTCCTCATCGGCGTCGCCCTCGGCACCACCATGCACGGTCACGGCGCCGAGAAGGTGATGGAAGACACCGACCGGCTCACGAAGCTCGCCCTCGGCATCCCCACGAAGAAGCGGAAGCAGGCCCCGAACCGGCGCATGCGCGAGTTCGACGAGATGCGCGCCGCCCGCCAGCAGGTCATCGCGCAGGCCGCGATCCTCTGGAACACCGGCGGCGGCGGCATCGACGCCGTGCAGGACCTCCTCGACGAGGCGGGCGGTGGCTACCCAAAAGCCCTCGGACGCGTGATGCGATCCTCCGGGCTGGGCGATCAGTACGAAGTGCTGAGGACATGGCTCGATTCGGCGGCCGACACCTCGGAGACGGCTTCTACGCCGAACCCGACTGGTGGCCCGAGTACCTCCGCCTAGAACGCGAGGAAGCCGACCAAGAGCCCACAGGCATCGACTCGCGCGAACTGTGGGCCCACGTGTTCGAACACTGGCGGTCCTGCGTGCTGCCCGACCTGCAGCGCTTCTACCCCCGCCTGCCTGCCGATGACGAGCAGGCACTCCTCGCGCTCCCGTGGCGATCGCTGCGGGAGGTGATCATCTCCCTCTTCGGGATCCGCGACTCCATGACCGGCGCCACGTTCGCGCGCCTCCACGACAAGAAGGAGGGCACGTGAGCTTCGAAGTCGGCCGCCTCTCCGCGGCCCTCACCCTCGACGGCGTCGACCAGTTCCACCGCGACCTCGACGGCGCCGGCCGGAAGCTGCAGGAGACCGGGCAGCGCGGCGCAAGCTTCGGCCGCGCAGCCGAGGCCGCCGTGCGCACCGCGGCCGGCGCCACCACTGGACTCGTCACCGCGGCGGGCGCGTACCTCGCGATCCTCACGAAGACCGGCGTCGCCTACAACTCGCTGCAGCAGAACAGCCGCGCCGCTCTGTCGGTGCTGCTGGGCGGTACCGAGCAGGCGAACGCCCAGATGGACAAGCTCGACGCCTTCGCCCGGAACTCGCCCTTCTCGAAGAGCGTGTTCATCCAGGCGCAGCAGCAGCTCATCGGCTTCGGCATGGAAGCCGGGAAAGTCATCCCCACCCTCGACGCGATCCAGCAGGGCGTCGCCGCGATGGGCGGCTCGAACGAGCAGATCTCCGAAGTCGTCAACATCCTCGCCAACGTCAACTCGACCGGAAAGATCACAGCCGAGACCTTCAACCAGCTCGGCTACCGCGGCATCGACGGCGCCGAACTCCTCGGGAAGGCCTGGGGCAAGACCGCCGCCGAGATCCGCGAGGCCGTCACCAAGGGCGAGATCGACGGCAAGGAAGCGATCGACGCCCTGGTCGCCTCGATGCAGGACCGCTTCGGCGGTGCCGCGGACAACGTGAAGCAGCAGTGGTCCGGCGCGGTCGACCGCATCAAGGCCGCCCAGCGTGACCTGGGCTCCCACATCGCGGAGCCGTTCGTGTCCGCGCAGGGTGGCGGCATGGCCGTCACCTGGGGCAACCAGGTCGCCGACGTGCTGCGCGCGATCGAGAAGCAGGCCGTCCCCGTCATGGGGATCCTCACCCAGCGAGGGATGCCGTTCTTCGCGGCTCTCACTCAGGGCCTCGACTCCGCGCAGGCGTCGATCCAACGGTGGAACCCCGCCTCGCTCGAGGTGTCTCTCGATCGGCTCGCGAACCACGCGCCCGGCATCGCTGCAACCGCTGGCGCGGTGCTCGCGCTCGGCGCCAACGTCGGCCCCCTGGGGCAGATGCTCTCCATGCTGGGCATCAGCGCGAACCCCGCCGTCGCGGCGCTCGTGGGCCTCGCCGCCGCCTCCCCTGAGGTGCGAGCCGCCCTCGGTGATCTGCTCGCGGCAGGCAAGCCGCTGCTGCCCCTCCTGGGCGAACTCGCGGTGATCCTGTCCGGGTCTCTGAACAGCGCACTCCCCCTCGTGGCCGGCGGCGTGGAACTCCTCACCGCGGTGCTGCGGCCCGCGATCGGCCTGCTCGACGCGATCCCCACACCCGTGCTCGCCGGCGCGCTCGCGTTCCTCGCCATGCACAAGGCGACCCAGTCGCTCGAGGGCCCGCTGGGCACCGTGACGGAGGTCCTGCAGCGCTTCGGCCAGCAGGCCGCAGTGCAGGCCGCCCTCGGCGGGCACAGCCGCGCCATGGGCATGCTCACTGTCGCGTCCATGGGGGCCGAGACAGCGGTGAAGGGCCTCGGCAACGCGCTCAAGACCGCTTTCCTCGCGAACCCAATCGGAATCGCACTGACCGTCGTCGCGACCGCTGTCGGAGCCTGGGCCATGGCGAACGCCGCCGCACAGCAGAAGGTCGAAGAGCACAATGCACGCGTGACTGCGCTCAAGGACACTCTGAACGAGACGACGGGCGCTCTGACAGAGGCATCCGCAGCGCAGGTTCAGGCGAGCCTCGATCAGACCAAGGCGAAGGATCTCGCGGACCAGATCGGCGTCAGCTACCGCGACGTGCAGCAGGCGGTTCTCGGAAATGAGGAGGCATACGCGCGGGTCACGGCCGCGGTCGACAAGTACTCGGCCGCGATGACGACTGGAGACGCGAATGCCGACACATGGAACGCCACCTTCATGGAGGGCCAGGGGCATGTCCGCGACTTCAACGTGATCCTAGAGGAGCACCGCGCCTCTGTGGACGCCGCGCAGCAGGCGAAACACGAAATGATCCAGGCCGATCGTGAGGCCGCCGCAGCCATGTCCGAAGCGGGCCGCTCCAACCAGCGCTTCAACGAGGCGCTGCAGGTCGCTCGCGACATCACGCAGGACGCCGAGACGCGTGTGCGGGCACTCAGGCAGGCACTCGACGAGCTTAAGGGC